TTCTGCATTCCTTCGCATAAGTAAAGCAATTCGTTTGCTTTTGCGTGAAGTTCTAAGGCTTCTTTAATCTGTTTTTTCATCTGTTTTGTATTAGTGTGCGTTACCGAGTCGCACCCCTCGTATTGTTTTTATATTATTTCAATTTGATTAATGAACTTATTTAAATAGATAGCAATATTTTTATCTGAACTTGATTTAGCAATTTTGTTTACATTATTCCAATTGTCCAAACCTGAATTACCAATCTCTCTTAATAATGATTCTACTTTAATTTTGCCGCCATCTGTAAATGTAACCATACGAGTATTAAATTTTGTAGATGTCCAGTTAACCTCTACTTTTTCTAAACTTATTTTTTGAATTGCTTTCATCTGTTTTGTTTTTTTGTTTTGTGCCTTATTGACCTTACAAATGTACGCAATTGTTTATAACTACCAAACTTTTGCACAATTATTTTCACTTTTTTTTTGATTTATTTTTGAAAGCCTTATAAACAAAGGGAAGTAGGGTGTAAAAAAAACAAAGGGAGAACATCTCTGAACTCCCTTTCTTACCTAAACAAAACAGATTGTACTTTACGAAAAAAGTTCTGCTAATGTACGCATTTATCTCACTTTACCGTTTATTATTCTCAAGTTCTTTACTTCAAAGTCTCCATTGTCAAACGTAGTGACAAATGCAAATCCGTGATTCCATTTATTGTAAGGCATATATTCCGGAGATAATCCACATAAACTACCCATTGACCAAGTTGTAACTACATTGCCTTGTAAGTCTTTCTCGCTATGCTCAGACGTTGCGTGATGGTGTCCAATGATTGCGTTAGCCTTCGCCCTTACATACAATCCTCGTGCTACGTTTACCGGACTAAATACACTTTGCCCAAATTCGTGTCCGTGCATAATGTTTAGATTACCTGCTTTAATAATTTGCTTGTCTTTAATCTCAGTAACTCCTAACTCTCCAAATCTAAGGATGCTTTTTAACTCAAAGTCTGCGATACCTAACAACTCTGGTGCTACCGTTTTTAAATAGTTTTCCCACCTTGCCTCGTGGTTTCCTATCTTGAAGTATATAGGACAATCGAACTCATCTCTAAGTTGTCTTAGAAAGTCTCGTGTCATATCTATTTCTCCTGACAAATCACGTAGTCTTCTATCTTTAATAAAACGAGATGCTTGATACATATCCATAGTATCGCCGTTTAATATAATAGCGTTAGGATTATGGTCGTATGCCCATTCTAAAGCAATACTCAAAGCATCTACATCGTGGTAAGGTAAATGAATATCTGATAGGATCAATATTCTATTATTCCCTTTAGGCATTATAAAAGGAAGCTGCTCTTTATAGTCTGATTCGGGAAGTTTATTCCACCCATTAGAGCTTTTTTTTTCTTCTGCAGTCCTTATAAATTTTTTGATACCTTTTGATTGTGAATGCTCTCCTCTAATAATTCTAATACAATTCCTTACTGCATCTACATTTTTAAAATCTAAAGAATGTTCTGCATATATTAATTTAGCTAAAGTTTGAGTAGCCATTTTAGGATGCTTTTCTAAATAGTTTATTACTATTGTTTGATTTACTGTCATAATAAGTTTGAATAAAAAAACCGATGTTACTCGGTTCTATTTGCGTTTGTAAGGTATATAGGTAGATTTTCCGCCTTTCTTTATCATTCGTAAGACTTGCTTACGATTGCGACCTTCTCGGTAGGAAATGTGAAACCACGCTGCCTCAGTATCATTTCCTGCTTCGTAAATCAATTGGTCGAAAACAACGTTATCTATAATCCACTCAAATAAATCTCTATCGTGTAAATCTAAATCTATTGCTTCTCCTAAACTATGTTGGCTTGTTAGAGAGCCTCCAATGCGTTTATTTACGGCAGGAGAACGATAACCACTATTAACTCTAATTGGCTTTCCTAAATACTCTCTAATAGGCTCAAAACAATTAATAGCCAATGCCATAGCTTTTGCAAGTTGCCCAGAGTTCATAGAGTTGTTGATTCCGTGTTTTATAGCAGCATCTGAACGCTCAAATTCTGCTCTGCTTAAATGCTTACTTAACTGCATATTACTATTAGGTAAGTTACTCTTTAGTAAGTTGTGATAGTGTAGCCGTAACTCCACCGATTGCCAACAAATAACTACTCGCCGTAATTAATGCTGCGGGTAAAGCTACAGGTGCTGCGATTATAGCTGCTCCTACTGCTCCTGCAATGATTCCTACTCTTTGTACTTTCTTCCAAAACTTAGGAGTTTTAGATAGCCATCTTTCTTTTAGTTCCATTTTTTACTTTTAGTTTATCAGGAAGTATAGCGAAAAGTTGAACGTGGTTAGATTCGTGTTTATATGCACTAACCGCTTTAGAAGTCGTTAAGCAATTGTATAGCTTTTGTTCAACGTCTGAAAGTCTGCTATTCATCCACCATAGACAAAGACAAAGTAACCCCGTTACTCCGTGTTTCTTTATTGATTCAATTATCGTTATAGGTTCCATATTGGCAAATATAACTATTTATTTAATTTATTGGAGGGAATGGTGGTGTAGGTTTAGGATTGTAAGGAATTAAATCCAAGTCCTTAACCCATAGAAATTCTACGTTTGTGCAGAAGTTCATCTCCTCAGTTGAGATAATCCAATTATCATCCGCATCTTGAATAGGATTGAAATAGCTATCATCAGTATACTGCTGACCTACCAATTCATCTTTCTGTACCTCTGTAAGCAGTCCTACATAGTTAGGATATTCTGCTTGTGTTATGTCTGTTAGTTTCATTATACTTGTCTTGATAATGTAGTTTGAAACGCTTGTACCGCAGTGTAGAAGTTAGCTGCTTCAGTGTCAGTTAAAGCTAAACCTATTGAATTAAAAGATGATTGTTTAGTACAGAAAAACCCTGCTGTTCCATTTGCATTTTGACCAAAAATTACAATATCTTGTGTAGTATATAAACTTAGATTTGTAGTAGATACCGCAGCAGTATTTTTAACAACTCCATTTTTAATTGCTTTAACTCCTGATGGAGCAGATAATGCTATATAATGACCTCTTGAATCTGCATTTGCTGATAATGCCGTAGTTCCATATAATGCGTATTGATTACCATCTGAATATTTACAAAGCAAATGAAAATCATTACCAACACCCGTAGCACCCGCACCCATATCATATGCCGTTTCAGTTACATTTGTACGACTATAATATGACTGATGCATATTTTGATTATTTGTAAATACGGCAGTTGATGGTACTAAACCTGTTTTTGCATAACCATTTGTTCCATTTGGTAAAACTCCATTACTGCTATGTGTTAAGCCACCAAAGAATGTTAATTCATACTGGGCAGTGTTCATAAAGTTATACTTATGTTTTGCCGCAGTACCACCTACAAAAGGGTATAAAGCCTTCATCTTAGCAGTAAGTCCATAGGTAGCCATATCACTCTCAAGTGTGTTTAAAGCACCTAAAATAGTCAAGTCCGTTTCTCCCGTAGCAGCTATCCACGCAGTAGTTAGTGCGCCGTATGATGGCCCACTTGGCTGCACTAAATATGGATTAATTATCATACTCTTGTACCTATGATAGTAACTTTCAAACCTTTCGCAGTTCCATTACCAATTTGGTCAATGTCAATAGTTATCTCAGCATCATCTGCTAGTGCAGTGTCAGATATAACCGCTGGTGTTGCAGCAGTTGTAGATGTCTTTTCAGTGTTGTCAATTGTTAGCTTTGTTGATAGGATACTTGTCCCACCTTCATTGATGTCAACAGTGAAGATACTACCTGATGCTTGAGCTGTAGAAAGTGATGCACGAACCGCAGTAACCGTCATAGCGTAAGGCATTCTAAAAGTAACCTTTGCAGTGCCTGTAGTTAAAGCAGTAGTTTCATCTGACGCAGCTACTTGCACCTCAGTTGGTAAACCACTTTGAGCAAATGTCTTAACGTTTGCACCTGTAACTCTTTTAGTAACATAAGACATACCGCTAACCTCAGATATAACCATTAAATCCGTAGCCGCAAGTGCTGCGCCTTTAGCCGTTAGTTCACTTATTTTCTTTTCTGCCATTTTGTATTTTTTATCGTTCTAGTAATGTTTCGCCTGAATAAGAAACGTCATAAACTGCTCCAAATCCTCCGCTATTAAATAATGTCTCATCTATAAGAAAGTCCTCTGCTTCTGTAACAAAGAAATCAGAATTCTCAGAAAGTAAATTAGTAGTCTCTAAACCACCGCTGCTTCCATCTGCACCCCAACTAATCGTGTTAAGAACGCCTTGTCCCCATCCTATTGTGTTCGCCATCTTTCTCTACTTTCTTTAAGTATAACTTTAACTTTTGTATATTGTTTTCTTTTACCTTGTACTTCTTCATAAATACCACCCATTTAAGTTATTCTCTCCTCGTGGGTACATATCACCATTTGAATTAGAATTATACTCTGGGAAAGATGCCGTATTAAAATTAATGTAGTCAACAAATCTTTGCGTGTAGTGTTGTGCTATTTGTCGTTGCTTTTCTACTAAGAAATCTACTTCGTTTTTTTCTACTGTAGTAGCGTTTTCTGAATCGTGTTTATATACTCCTTTGTTAGCGATCGTGTAAGCTGCAAAAGGTAAATATTCTACCATTGCCCAATGTATGAGCATAGGCTTTATATAATCAATTAAAAGATTGTTATACGCACTTGGTATTGTATAGATTGAACTGATTGTTACCGATCCATTTGTACCACCTGCTACCGTTGCAGTATTTCCAACTTTATAACCCGTTCCTGCCGTGTTTATTGTAGCGTTTGTAATTAACCCTGCCGCCGCAGTAATATTTAATTTTAAACCCGTTCCCGTTGCGCTTGTTGTACTTCTGTCTGTTCCCGTTGTATAACCTGTTCCTTGATTTGTTACAGTTATTGCTGTTGGGATTCCTGACGTAGCTAAAGTAATTTCATCTTTAATTCTATTTAACAAGTCTGTACCTAACATAGTTTGTATGTGTACATCCTGCGCTATTTTGATAAACTGAATAAATTTATCTGTATCTACATTACCATTTACCGCAGTAAATTTAACTAAGTCTGTTCTCGATATTAAAAGTGCTTCCGCCATTATTTTCCGTAATTAGGGTGGTGTCCGTTGTTAGGCATATCTATAGGTGCTACTTTGCTTTGTGCATTACCTGTAGGTCGTGGGGTGTATGATTTAGGAATAGAGTTAACTTCCTCAGATGAACTCAAAGATTTATCCTCTACATAACCTTTACCATCTTTTTTAGTCTTTAGTTTATATAGAACCTCATTCCAATAGTGAGAACAATTAACTCCACCTTTGAATTTGAACAAGTCGTAAGGTTGCCCCTTATGTCCTAACTTCTCATTTACTCCTGCTCTACTTGCTTTGTCGATGTCTTCTAAACGATATACTACTCCGTTTGCAGTTCGTGCCATCATTTTAACACAGAATTCTCGTGAGTTAGATTTATTATATCGTGCTGCATATTCGTATCTAACCTTATAAACAGATTTATCTAAGTTAGATTCTCTACTTGGCTCTGATTTAATTACAGATGCTAAACGTGCTAATACGCTTTTCTTTGGATTTAAAGCATTATTTACCCATTCTTCTGTACTTATGTTATCCGCCTTTACTTCACGCTCTGTAACACGCTCCCATTCGTCTCCTAATACTTCTCCTGCTAAGTCGTTTAATAGAACTTCTAACTCTTCATCCGTAGCTTCTGAACTTAACTGCGTTCCTGTTTCTTCTGCTACTTGCTCTTCAGTTTGAGCATTCTCTAAATCTGTAAATTCAAGTGGTTTAAGAGTTCTAAAGAATAGGTTAAGACTGATTCCGTTAACTGCTAATATTCTATCAATAGCACTAAGCAATACTTCTTGTTTTGGTCGTATAACTAAGTTATCAAATAACACAAAGCTGTTTTGTAACTCATCCGCATTTGAACTAAAACCATTTGTTGAAGCAATACCGAAAAGCAAAGGACTTGTAACGTTATGCGATAACATAATCTTACGCATACATTCATCACTTAATTGATTGTATAAATCGGGTGCATTGTCTACCGGTATAGAATCTATTGTAGTTTTACTTTCAGCGTTGTTATTAAATGCTACGATCACTCGTTGTCCATTTGCGCCTGTAAGTTTAGACATAACCTTAGAAGAGATAATATCTTGCTCCTCTGGGGTTGGTTGTCCATTATTGAAGTTTACTACGGTACGTGAACTAAATGAAGACTGAACCTCAGAAATTAAATAGCTTGAAATCTCTTCTTCTAATACTGTGTAAGGAATACCACCTTGATAATCTACATAGCTAAAATATTTCATCCCTACCGAGTAAGGTTGAATGAACATTATTTCTACTTGCTCATTACCGAATCCAAATGCAGGAATTCTTTTAGGTGCATAGTTTCTTAAGTCTTCCCAATTATCAGAATAGTAATAGGCTTCGATTTGTCCGTCTTTATTACACTTCTCAGGTGCTAAAAGATGCACAGGAATATGATATGCCTTTAATACTTTGCTTCTATCCTTAGAATAATGTACTTGAAACGCTGCTTGTCCCAACATCTCAAAATCTAATACTACTTTACGCATATCGTCTGCGTTAATCATAGCCATCATTTGAGCGTACTCGTTAGGCTTTCTCGAAGCATCTACTGCGCTTAAACCTTTGCCATATACCAAACGGCTAATATTGTTTATAATAGCGTTATTAGTAGTTGAATTTTTATATCTATCAATTAAGAACTGATAGTAAGAGTTGTTTTCTCCATACGTTACCCATTCATTCTTCTTTGATTCCTCAATGATCGGCGCTTCGTATTTTGCTAAATTTAAGATGTGTAGATTACTCATAAATTATAAAGTCGTTTGTTGTGGTCGAACTTACATACTGACCATTGTTTACGCTAAATGATACCAAAGGCTGATTAGTACA